TTATTGAGTGAATTATAGGTATTTTAAAAAATAAAACGAATAGAAGATTATAAAAATATTAAATATAATCAGGAAATAATTCATTTATATTTTTATCTACTTTTTGAAAATCAGGGTAATCTGGTGAGCGAACACCCAAACAATCAGCCCATTCTTTTAAAACATCTACGTAACTACCCCAATACTCTAAAGTACCTGAATTACCGTAACCTTTATTATCTTCTAAAAATTTAACAATATCGGATTCAAAATTGGCTATTGGTATGACAAAGTGTTGAACTTCGGTATCTTTTTTATATCTGTGAGGTCTTGATACCCATTCGCCATGACCTATAAAGTAAGTACTAAGTTCATTCCAAACTTCTTCCCAAACAGTATCTTCATACGCATTATTATATGATTGACTATGAATACTATACAATTCTCCGTGTAGTTCTGGTAATCCAGTGTCCCACAAATATTTTAATGTTTCTTCGTCTCTAATTATTTGAGTAACATTCTCATAATTAATGATTGGATTTTCAGTTCCTTGGGATGTTGCAATGTCAGACAAAAGTTCGGTTTCTGGTTCAATTTCTTTACCCTCAAGATTAGATACAATGTATTCACCAAGAAGTTTTAAATTGTCTTCATTAAGCTCTTCAACAACATCTCTGTAAACATCATCGGTTGTGTTCCAATAAGGGTCCCAATCACTTTCACCGCTAAGAATACCTTCAATAGTACTTCGTGAGATATCATTTCTACCATCACAAAATAATTTACTTAACTCACCTCTATCATCAACATCCAAATAATAAACACCGTCTTTAAAAATAACATCATTCAATAGAGGTGGTACCCATTTGTTAAAGGCGGTTTTATCATTATGGTATAACCATAACAAATATTCATTTTGCCATTGGTCACCATCAGTGGCATTATTTGGGTCTATTTCACTCATTAAACCTCTTTTCTTTAATACACTGAAGAAAGTCTCATAGTCGTTAAAATATTTTTCAACATCTAAATCTCCATTATTAAATTTTTCTACTATATCATTAAAATCCATATGTATAAATACAAAAAAAGGGGCAATTTTCATTGTCCCTCTGTTAATTTATGTAAAATTCCTTAGTTAGAGGTTTTATTTACATTGTAGTACTTCTCAACAGTTTTCTTGATAGCTTGTTTAATGCTTTCAGTTTGTTGTTGTTTAACAGCTTGTGCCTGTTGAACTTGAGCGGTTTGTTGCTCAGGTGTTTGATTTTGCTTATTTTTGCATCCACACGACATAGTGATTCGTTTTTTTTAGTTTATTATATTAAAATTATGTTTATAACAAGTTTTTCTTATTGTTTCTGTTTTACTTCCATTGTTAACTTTAATCCCCCTAAGCGAGTTTGATAATTTCATTCTCACATTCCGAGATTTCCCTTTTGCAAATCCATTTTGAATTAAATAATTGGCGCCGTCAACTAATGTATTAAATGTGTGTTCTTTATTAGTTTGAATATTAGTTAGTGAATATGTATTAAAATTACCATTCTTGGTTAAATTATATTTAGACAATTTAACTTTAACTTCATTATTATATGTATTTCTTCTAAATTCATTTACGGTTGCCAAATTATAACCAAACTCGCTATTGTTAGATTTATATTTAAAAATATGATAATTTTCTTTAATTATTAAATCTTTATTATTACATTCTTCTAATACTTCAAATATAAATGAATCCTCACCAAATTTATTGTAACTATGTTGGAGATGACAATTATCGTGAATCCCTTTTTTTAACATCCAAAAATGTTTTTGTTTTCGGCTAATAATATTAATAGAACTTCCGATATAAACTTTACCATCAATTAAATTTTCTATCTTGTAAATCCCTCCTACCATATTAAACAATAACTTTATTACTATAAATAGTGATTATGGTTTAATTATAATATAAAAATGATATTTATTAAATAAAAGATTAATGGATTTTTTAAAATTAATACAAGAAGGAAGAGTTGATGACTTTAAATCCAAGTATGGAAAGAAATTTTCACCTGAAAATTTGAACAAAATTATTGAGAAAGTACCACAAAAATATTTTGAGTGGGTAGGCAAGGTATCTGACAACATTAACTTTGATGAGAACTTTACCAAATTAGTAGATGCTCTTGAAAGGTTTGATAAGATTTCAACAAACCTACCAAAAACTGATATTACACAATATCAAAATGCTGATGAATTAATAAACTCAATTGTGAACTATCATAATAGGGCTCGGAGAGATGTTAAAAAAGTTGAGGGTGGTAATGTTGTTTATGATGATGGAAAGTTTTTTGTTGTTAATCCATTAACACATGACGCTTCGTGTTATTATGGTAAAGGTACCAAGTGGTGTACTGCGGCAGAATCTGATTACCAATTCAAAAGATATAATGAAGATGGAAAGTTATTCTACATTTTAGATAGAACTAAAGCAACCAGTGACCCATTGTATAAAGTTGCGTTATTAAGAAAATTTGATGGGGGTACAATTTATTATGACGCGAAAGATGAGGCAATTAAAAATGGATGGATACTCAACACAAACAAAATTAATGAAATAATATCTTCAGTTGATTCTTATTTACAACAAGAATACGGAGAACAACTTAAAATATATTCTGATATTGCTTCTGCCAAAAAAGAAAAAGAAAGACTTGAAAGATTAAGAGAACAACAGAGAGTTCAAGGAATGAGGGAAGACGCTCAAGAGAGAAGAGAAGATGAGGAATGGGATTTGAATGGTGATTGTCCTGATGAAGGATTAGAGGCCCATGCATTACTAAACTTTCTTGTTGAAAATTCAGATGTTAGTGTATTAACTAATGATGACAGGGCGGATATTCTAAGAATTAATAATGAGATAGAGGTACTTAAAAGAAGATATGATGATGATGAAAGAGAAGGAGAACCTGATGAAAATGTTGAAATATTAGATGAAATTGAAGCTCTTGAGGATGAATTAACAACTTATGATGGACATATTGATGTGTACAACATTGTTCCTGTGGGACAACATTATGACTTAACTGAATTTGAAGTTATTGATGCTGATTTAGATGGTAGAAGATATGGGGTTGGTGATGATGATGATATGCAAAAAAGTTGTTATGACTACGTGGATAATTTAATTGATGATATTGGTTATACAGGATTTAACTCAGGATTTGCTCAAGGGTATTTGGACACCGAAGCTATTGTTAAAGAAGCGGAAGATGTTTATGAAAATGATGTGAGAGATAGTCCTGAATCTTATTTTAGTGATGAGGATAGAATGTTATCTGAAGACCAAGAAGAAAAAATTGAAATCTTGAATAATAAAATTGAAAAACTTGAAAACCATATTAATGACATGGAAAGTCATATGGATGGTGGTGAAGGAGATGAAAGTATTCAAGACAAGATTGATGAATTAAATGAACTTATTGAAGAATTTAAAGAAGAGATTGAAGAAATAGAAACCAATCCTGACGGAGACTTCCCTGAGGATATGATTGAAGATAAGATTAATGAGTTAGTTCGTGATGTTAATTATGACCCGGAAGAATTCATGCAAAATTATGGGTTAGATTGGGAGAATTATATTGACAAAGATGATTTTATCCAAGGAGTGATAAATGCTGATGGGTATGGTGCAACTATAAGTAGTTATGATGGTAGTGCTGATGAGATTTATGTGAAAGATGAGTTATTTTATGTAATCAGAATTGATTAATTTATCATTAATTGTATTATTGAAAAATGGGAAGAAAGAAAAAAATATCATTTAAGTTAAATCCTGAGTGGATGTTCAAAGAGCCTATTGATTTTGAATATAACAAATATACTTTATTAGATTACTTACAAAAATGTGAAAAAGGATTTGATAAGTTGGAAATATATCCTGACTTTGTTGAATTGTCGCTACATTTGGCGAACTTACAATCTATTGTTAAAGAAAATACATTATTACTGACTAATAAAAAATTTGAGTCGTGTGATGATGAAATCCTTGTTAAAGAACTTATTTCAAAAAAACCAAGACAATTATCAAATGATGAAGAAAGTGAGTTAGATAAGACTCTTACATTTTCAGGTGGAAAATTATTTGATGCGTTTAATATTGCAAAATCAATATGGAATTTAGCCTATGATAGTACAGACATTTTTCTTAAAAAAAACAAAAAAGGATTAATCTCTGGTATGGGTTATATGTTTTATTTTGATAAAGAAAATGAAAAATTAATGGTTTGGGAATATGAAATAAAAAAACCAAAAGGGGATACTCATAATAATAAAACTTATATTAATTTAATTTACGATAATACTTTGAATGGGATGACACTAACTAGTGTTATCAATACTTTCACAAAATGGAATCATACAGATTCTTATAAAGACCTTCCAATATTTGAGATGAAATGTTCTCAAAAACTACCAATGGAACAAACCATGATTCCAATCATGAAAAGAAAACTAATGGCATACATTTTTCAAATTGTTAACCTTGAAAAGATGAATTCCTTTGACTCTGAAAAATAAGTTTCTTATAATTACTTATGGGATTTAATAAACGATGGGTTACTCTTGAAGGAAGTATTAATGCTTTAAACAATGGTAGGCTAAAACAATATTATGGTAAGAGTGATGCTTTAATCTTTGAAGATAAGATGGGTGATTTTATTCATAAGTTATATTGTAAAGGTAAGTCAGATAAAGAAATTCTTATAATTATTAACAATAAAAAACACGGAGGAAACAATGAAGTGCATTAAATTAATTAGACAAACAAAAGGTAGAGAATTAGGGGAAGTTATGAGAACTACCGACTATGACGCTGGAATTAGAGTAAAAGGTGGTAACTGGGCTTACACACCAAAATCAGATTGGAAAGAATACAGAGGTAAAGTTAAAAAGACCGACCAAGTAACCGACCAAGTAACCGACCAAGTACCGACTAAGAGAGGAAAACGAAGTGATAACCAATAATCATTATGTGTATATCTAAGAAAACATATTATATTGGTAGTGGTTGTAGTCAAACTGTGATTAGAGTATTTGATTATTCTATTTTATTTAGTACTTCACCATCAGGATGGTCTATTAGATTTAATAATGGGTTTGGAATTAATGTGACCACAAAACCATTGTTTTCTGTTAGAAATGGCCATAAAAAGTCTCTTAAATTGGGGAAATATTACATAGTGAAATTATGAGTAAAAATAAAGAAATGGTTAACCACCCAGAACATTACGGTGGTCAGGATAATCCATATGAAGTTGTAAAAGTTTGCGAGGCTTGGGGGCTTGATAAAGATGCTTACATCTTCAATGTTGTTAAGTATGTTGCGAGAGCGGGTAAAAAAGACTCGGATAAAGAACTCCAAGATTTAAAGAAAGCTTTATGGTATTTGGAGAGAAAAATTAAAAACTTAGAAAAATGATTTATTGGTTAACAGGACAACCTGGTGCAGGTAAGACAACATTGGCAAAATCAATTATGGAGTTAAGGTACTTCAATAATTGGTACCATATTGATGGTGATGATATTAGAGAATTATTTGATAATAAAGATTATTCAAAAGAAGGACGAATGAAGAATATACAATTAGCTCAACATTTGGCTCAATATCTTCACTCCAAAGGACAAAATGTTTTAGTATCATTAGTGTCTCCTTACAAAGGACAAAGAGATGCATTCAAAGAGAAACTTGAAAATGCAATAAAAGAAGTTTATGTTTATACTTCAGAGGTAAGAGGTAGGGAACAATTCTTTGTTCAAGACTATGAACCACCAACAGAAAATTACATTGACATGTGCACCGACAACATCACTGTTGCCGAATGTGTTGAAAAAATATTTAAAAAATAATATGGAAAAGATACACATAGAAGGAGACCCAAAATTAAAAAATAACCCTGGTAAACAATTCTCAATGTTTATTGGAAGATGGCAACCATGGCACGATGGGCACAGATGGTTGATAGACCAAAGACTTGAACAAGGTAAGAATGTTTTAATCTGTGTTAGAGACATAGAACCTAACGAACAGAACCCATTCACAGCACAAGAAGTTTATGAAAATATCCTTATCAAGTTATATGATTTAATTATTGAGGGAAGAGTTAAGGTTATGGTAATCCCTGATGTTGAATCGGTAAATTTTGGAAGAGGAGTTGGTTACGATATAATAGAGCATTTACCACCTCAAGAAGTGAGTGATATCTCAGCCACCAAAATAAGAGAACAATTAAAACAAGAAGGTAAATTATAATGTTAGAAACAAAAAGAATTATTCAAGGAGATTGTATTGTTGAGATGGCTAAACTTCCTGAGTCAACTATTGATTTAATTGTAACCTCTCCACCATATAATGTTGGTATTGATTATGATAGTCATGACGATAGAATGATGATGGATGAGTATTGGGAATTTACAGAACAATGGTTGACACAGGCATATCGGTTAATAAAAGATGATGGTAGAGTTGCAATAAACATACCTTATGAAGTAAATGTACAAGATAGAGGTGGTAGAGTATTATTTATGTCTGAATTTTGGGCGGTGATGAAGAAAGTTGGATTTAAATTCTATGGGCTTGTAGACCTTGATGAGAACTCACCACACAGAAGTAAAACCACAGCTTGGGGTTCATGGATGTCACCAAGTAGTCCATACATTTATAATCCAAAAGAGTGTGTAGTATTGGCCTATAAGAAAGACCGTATTAAAAAGGTTAAGGGTGAATCACAATGGAAAGGAGAATTGGTTGATTTAGAACAAGAGGATGGTACTATTAAACAAAAGATGATGTATCAAGATGAGGATAAGAAAGAGTTTATGAGTTTAGTATATGGACAATGGGAATATTTTGCAGATACTAAACAACAAACCAAAGCGACATTCTCAATGGATATACCATTAAAGGCAATCAAAATATTAACATATAGGAATGATATTGTTTTGGACCCATTCACAGGTAGTGGTACTAGTTTAGTTGCTGCTGAAGTAAGTGGAAGACGATGGATAGGGATTGAATTAAGTGAGAATTATACCAAAGTGGCCACTGATAGAGTTCAACACTTTATAGATAAAAACAAACAAATAGAATTAGATTTATAATAAAAGGGTCATTGACCCTTTTTTTTGTTTCTACGAATATTTATTAATAAAAGATTAAATGAGTGAAATTATAATTACTGAACACCAATTAAAATTAATTAAAGAATCCATCATTAAAGATAAAAATGGTGAGAAAACAATTAATGAGGCGTGGTATAACAATGTGATGGATATTGTCGGTATCATAGACCCAACACCAATCACCGATTCAATCAATGCTATTTCTTATTTTATACAAGGAGATACCCTTTTTGGTGTCTTAAGTTTAGTAGCTGCGGTTCCATTTTTTGTTGGTGACATTGTCGCTAAGCCTGTTATGGGAGCAATGAAAATTGGCTCCAAAGCAACAAAAGAATTAGAAGCGGCAATAAAACTATCTAAAACTAATCCTGCAAAAGCAACTGAAATGATTTCAAGTCTTGCTAAAGACCCAGGACCTGTTGGTAAATTCTTACAAAGTGCTGGTGGTACTGGTGGATGGGCAGAAAAAGTTAATAGTTTTTTAAAAGAACTTCCTGTGGGACCATTCAAAGGTATGAAGAACACTATTATGGATTATTTCACTTTATTGGGTAGAGCGGGTACTAAAAGTAAAGGTGTTAGTGGTTTGGCAAAATCATTAGAAGCCGACATGAAGTTAGGTAAAGCTAAAATTCATGATATTCAGGCACTTAAAGATTTGATGAAAGATAGTAAAGTATTTGATGTTGCGGCACTATCTAAACCTGGATTTTTGAGTCAAACATTCTTCGGAGGAATTCCAAGAGTGTTCCGAAGCCCTGAAGGTAGAAGATTAAAGATTATGATGCAGCAAACCAAATGGTGGTTAGGGTTCTTGGATTATATTGGTATTGGAAATTGGGTAGGAGCGGAAGAAGTTATTAAAAAATTAGGTAGTGAAAATGAAATGATTAAGTCAATGGAAGATTATCAGAAAACTCCCGAATCTAAAGAATATTTTAATCAATCGTTTAAAGAAGGAAACTCACCAGTAGACCCTATCAAAAATACCGCAGATGATATATCACAGAGTGTGTCAAGTGACAATGTCACAGGTGACCCATTCGCTAAATTCTTAAGAGGTTTATTCACGGGACAAGTAAATCCAATCCCTGGAATGTAAATTAATACAAATTAAAAAATAAAATGGCAAAAAGAATTATAAGATTAACAGAATCAGATTTAACTAAATTAGTTAGAAGAGTTATTAAAGAACAAAATCAACTAAGTAGTCAAGAAGTGTTTGAATTACAAACGGCTCTTAATGATTATTTTAAAATGAAAAAAGTTGGGGTGAATGGTAAATTATTCCAAATACCTGTGGATGAAAAATGGGGACCAACTACGGTTAACGCTCTTAAAAAATTCCAAGAAAAAGAGAATATTAACCCTGACGGAATTCCAGGACCTGACACATATACAGCATTACATAAATTAGGATTGGACCAAGACATTATTGATAAAGCTGTTGCTTGGATAAGTAAATTATTTTAATTTATGAAAAGAATTATATCAGAATCAGGGTTGAGAAATATCAACGCCTTAAAGAAAAGATATCAAAAAGCTGAGATTTATTTTCACCAAGACCTTGATGGGGTAACAACAGCGATTGCGATGAAAAAATACCTTGAAGACAACGGTATTGATGTTGTTGGTGCCCATATTATACAATATGGTGATAAGGAGTTCTCGGTTAAAAAGAATGACGCTCAAGGGGATACAATGCCTGTTCTAGTAGATTTTGCTCATGGTAAACCAATGTTTGTGATTCACACAGACCATCACGATAAACAAGTTGGTGTTGAAAAGGGTACCTCCAAACAATTTAGAGGGGCTCGTTCAAATGTTGAGACTATTTCTCAAGTAGTTTCACCAACAGATTTATTCCCATCATCTGATATATTATTGATTAATACCGTGGATTCTGCGGATTATGCAAAACATGATATTACACCAAAAGAAGTGGTTAATTATATCTACAGAATAGATAAAGACTCTTCATTACAAAAGAATAAAATGTTATTAGGTTTAGTAATAAACAAATTACTTTTAGCTTTTAAAAACAAACCAGGATTTTTAGAAGGATTGGTTATGGATTCTGAACCTTCTTTATTGTCTATACTAAATAACATTAGAGCTTGGATGACAAAAACAAATGCCGCCAAACCTGAAGACTTACAAAAAAATGCACAAGATTATGCAGACAAAATGGCAGACTATCCAACAGTGTCTGATAACATTATTTTTCAATACGGTGGGGGTAGTATGTTTAAGCCTGGGTCTTACGACAGATATACACCATTCAGAAATAATCCTGAGGCGGATTTTCTTATCATGGCTTGGCCGATGGGTCTTGTTCAAGCATCTTGTAATCCGTTTAAAAAAGAAAGAGAACTTAAAGGGGTTAATCTTGGGGAGATAGCTCAAGAAGTTTTGGTTAGATGGGAATCTCAATTAAAGGATAGGAAAATTCCTTTGTCAACTATGAAATGGGTTAGTGAAACAAGTGCTGGACCTGAAAGTGTTGGTTTTACTTTTAAAGACTTTGACGCTCTTTACGGTGGAAAATTTGTATTCATGGACGGTGGAGAAGAAGCCTTAGGAAAAATTGAAAGAATGATGGAAAAACCATTCAATGAATTATCTGAACAAGAACTTGAATTGATGGATAAAATTGGTATTAATGCTTGGGATTTAATTCAGTCTAATTCTGGTGGTCACAAATGTATTACCAATATCTCAGGACTTAATTATTTAGGTAGAGGTAAAAGACCACCACAAGGTAAGTATAAGTATGATTCTGAGAAAGATGATTCACCATCAGTTAAGTTTACAAAAATGATTGCTACTGAATTTCAAAAAGTATTAAAGAAAAAAATTGAGGAGTCTAAAAATTCTTCGGAGGATTAAGATAAGTCGTAAGTGATACTATCACCCGGTTGAATGTTGAGGATTTCACAAGAACCACCCTCAAGTTCTAATACAATATTACCGTTTCCACAATAGGAAGGACAATCAAATTCATTATTACATGGAGGACAATCGTGATGTATATTTACAATCACATTGTTCTTTATAATGATTATGTCTAATGGAATTACACAACCCTTCATCCAAAAACATTGTTTCTTACCATCCATTAAGAATAACAATCCATTAAAAGTTCCATCAAATGCTTTACCCATCATCCCAATTGATTGGGATTCTCTATCAATTAATGTTTTTACATTAAAACTGTTATCGTTAATTCTTACCTTCATATCAAATAAATACTTTAGAAAACATAATAGTATTTGAATTTTTATTTGACATTTCAATAATATTATTGTATTTTTAAAAAAAAGGACATATTTATATGTTCATGTCCGAAAGGACAAACACCCCAGAAAATGTTTCGCGGTTAAAAAAAGATTTGACAGTTCAAAAAAACTTTCCTATCTTTGTGAAACAAATCCCGCAAGTGTGAGTTTGAGAAAACCCTTGTAGCTTGTGGGATTTTTTATCTGAAGTTCTTTAAAATAATGATATATCGCGAGGGGGAGGTAAGGTATCTCACTGGTCTCATAAGCCAGTCCAAGTCGGTTCGTTTCCGGCCCTACGCAACTAACAACAAACATCGTGGGATAGAGCAGTTGGCAGCTCGTGTGGCTCATAACCATAAGGTCGGAGGTTCGAGTCCTTCTCCCGCTACTAATTAAAAAAAAGTTTTAAAAAGTGTTTGATTAATTGAAAAGTTATTCATATCTTTGTAAAACAATTGGAGATAACCCCAAGACCATGAAAGAGGGTGTGTTATAAAATATGGTTTTTGACTTTGGTCATTAAAAAAATAAACACAAAATTTCTAAAAAAAGATTTGACAGTTCAAAAAAACTTTCTTATCTTTGTAAACCAAACGGGTAACACTATTTGGTCTTTAACAATCACCGAAATCAAATCTCACTATCGGTAGTAACAGAGTAAGATTGTTAGAAAAAAGTTTTATAAAAATTTGACAGTGTCAAAACTTTCATCTACCTTTGTAAAACAATTGAAATGAAGGAAGGGTTAAAATCCCACTTCGGTAAGGTTGACCTTTCCTTCATTAATATGAATTACGTTCTTTGAAAATATTATTATCCATTTAGATGTTGATATCAAGACCTTCGGGTTGACATTGAGACTAATTTAATAAACGATAATCGGCTGTATATGGTCGTCAAATAAACCTCGAAAGGGGGATAAAGTGAACCTGTTGTGTTAACAGGATTGCGGTTTCAGAAATGGAACTCGAGTATACAAGTGACATATCATCCGACCTTGAGTATTGAGGGCGACGCTTTAGGGAAAGTGGTTGGATGGTTTGGGAATGTGGGTTCCTGAACTGAGTTTGGAAAAACAATAAGAATAAGTCACAGGGGTCAAGCAAAAAATATTGTTCCAACAATATTATTGCGGACTCCAATATGAGAGGGGACTTAAAACCGAAAGGTAAGTTAGAGAACGAGTGGTGTCGCTACTAACCTTACAAAACATCTACCAAGGTGTTCGTTTGAAGTAATCTTAAAATATGGAGATAGGGATATCTCACCGAGTAGAAAGGTATTTTGTTGTTCAAAAGATAACGAAGCTTAAGACGGACCTCTACTTGGACACATCCACAACACAAACCAAACTTTTCAATAGGTGAAAAACTAACAGAAAAACGGAAAAGTGTTCGTCAGGTGATAACGAAAGTTGCCTACACAGTCACGGGCGGTCCGTGGCACGAAAGAATCCCAAGTTCAATCGTATTTTTACCAAAAACCTCTAAGGAGTCGAATCCTGAGTTAGCTCGCAAGGTTGAAGAGAGTAGAGTAGTAAGAGAGTGGTTATTACCTTAAGGAGTGATTAGTCTAACTAATCGGCAATGAGGATTACTATCCAAAAGATAGTGGAAACGAAGGGAAACAATAATCCTTCTAAAGATTCTCAATAAGACGAGTATTCTCATCGTATTAGCCAAGAAGGTGTTACAGTGATGTAACACCTTTTTTTGTTTAATTATTTTTTTACTAAAGAAATAATGTTTATCTTTGTAATCTAAACAAAGGGATATGAACATGAACTCACATAACATTAAGATTCAACACGAAACATTCGGTGTACTTTTGAGCGAAACATTTGTAAACGCGACTCAATTCAAACTGTTTTTGAAAATGGTTCAAGGTTGTATTGAACTTAAGAATGATTTAACATTCTTTAACGGAACTGATTTTTTAGTTCATGTTCCTCACAAACACTTGGTTAATTCAATTATCACAACTAATGTTGATAATTACACACTGGCAGAACATCTTATTAATAAATCTAAAATGGAGGCGTTAGAAACAAAATGAGTAGAGACACATTATTAGGAGGAATCCTTAAAATCGCAGGAGCGGGAGCTCTTCTATACGGAGCATATAAACTTGGTGAGAGTCATGCTAACAAACAAATCAAAAAAAATATTCCTGAACCAATCATTCCTTTGGATGTGATTAAGGAGGAAGTTAAAGAAAAAACAGAGGAAGAAACTGTTATTGAGCTTATTAAGGAGTTACGAAATAAACCAAACAAAAGTAAAAACGACAGATTTAATATTGATTTATTAGAGGTTAAGTTAAAACAAATTAGAAATCAAAAATGATAACAATTCAAAATATAATTGATTGGTCAAAACAACATCCTGTAAGAGAGAAAGGGCGAATTACGGTTATTAGTAACGATGTTATTAAGTTTTCTATTGTAGGTGGTTGTCAAGGATTATATGGGGATTTTATTAATACATTTGAATTAGCAATTATTAATTTGGAAACGGGTGAATTTATGACTAATTTCTTTTGTCCTGATGATGGAGAGGTTGCTGGTTACATGTCGGGTAAAAGATTAGAAGAATTAGTGAATCAAATTTTTAGAGATAATGATTTCCAAGTTAGATAAAACTTGGTGGTGGAATCTGTACTAAAACGGTACGGCCCTAAAGAGAGACTTCGGTCTCTCTTTTTTATTGTTCATCCCACCAAATGCCAAACCCACAATTTCTATACATAAAATCATTACATTGAGTTTTTATGTATTCAACAAGTTCTTCATATTCTCCCCAATCTCCCATGTCAGTCTCTTCAGATATTTGGTCCATGGTTTTGTAAATTTCATTACCATCCTCGTCTGAGGTTAATAATTTAGTTTCTCCCCAACTCCATCTTGAAAGTACTGTTGTGTCGTCATTCTCTAAAGAAACATGAGGGTTTTCAAGTTTAATGTATGCATATTCACCATAGTCTCCATCATTAACGGTAACTCTAATTCCTTTACCACCATTATAAACTTTACTTATAGCCCTTTCAATAAAGTCATTGGCACCATCTTCACCAACCTCATTAACTAAGTCAGGTAATAAATCATATAAGTCGTAATCTACCATTCTGAAAATAGAATCTAAGTCAGGATTTGGGTAACCAACTTTATTTAAGACTTTTAAAAATGTTTTTATATTACTCATAATTATCCTTCGTATCGTATCATATCACTATCATCCATCCAAATTTTATAATCTGATGAATAACTTTTATGTAATTCTGGTTCATCACTATAGTTGGAACAATAAACTTCGTTAGTTTGTATTCCGTCAATAAATCTTTGATAAGATTCTTGATATCCTAATACAATAAAATCGTCTCTTAATCTATCAAAATCATATTCAGATAAAGCTGGTTCAAGGGTCTCAGCTCTTAATTCACATCGGTCCTTAATAAATGTGTCCCAAGTACAAATAACATAATAGTCATATAATAATTTATCGGTTTCAATCTCACCTGTTGAATCACAACTATAACAAAGTTCTTTTCCGTCATTACAATTGTCACAATCTAACTCAGCATCTCCGTGACATGAACCACATGTTCTAACACCTGAACCATTACATTCAGAACATTGTTCTTCTGGGTTATTGCTATCTACCCCACTACCAAGACATTCATCACATTCTACTTCTCCTGTACCATAACATTCATCACATTCTACTTCCCCTGACCCGTCACAACTACTACAATCCACTTCACCATTACCACCACAATCTGAACAAGTTTCAAGGTAATTATCTCCTTGAGTTATAAATAAACTAGCAAACCCTATTTTGTTTAACATTAAATCGGCTAACTTAAAATTATTTGTTTTGTTGTAAGAGTATATGTAGAATATTAATTTAATAATATCTGATGGGTCAAAATTAAAAAAATAGTCTTTTTGTTGTTTGTATATGTCTTTAAATAAATCATAATATACTTGAGGTGATGAAGCATCTTTGGGGAATAATTCCGCCATTTTTATTGATAGTCTTTGTAATTTTTCGCTCATAATTAATCTTCTTTATTTGGTACAATTAGGTAAGACATATCAAAAATATGTCTTTCATCTGCAGCGAAATCTAATGTCCAAATATCACCTTCACTTATGGAAGTATTTTCACCTCCTTGTATTAATTTACCTTTGGAGTCTATCACATATTTGCTAATAATATTACGCATTTTTTCAGACATTCTTGTAATATCTTTAGTGAAATAATGTAAATCAGGGTCAATAGCATTATTATAATCAAATTTAACAAAAACACGATACGATTCAATTGTTAATTTGTCGTTAGATAAATAATCCATTTCTAATGAGACATCCATAATCTCAAATTCTTTTCCTGATTCAGAGATTATAATATATTTAATTTTTTCTGTTAAAATTTCTTCATTAATCATATTAATAAATACCTTTGTTTTCTAATAGTTAATTTCTATATTTATAAAAAAATATTATCACTATGGAAATATTAGTTACTTTAACAGAAAAAGAAATTTTGGAAACACCAAATAATGAGATGCTTGGTGAAAAAGTCCGAAATAAATATTGGGAGGCAAAGAGAAACTCTGAACAACCACAATATGATAAATGTGTAATATGCGGTAAAGATACGCCTTATTTAATATCTACACACATAGACTTGAGGGATGGTTATCTTGAAGGTGCTGGTCAAGGTTGTTACCAAGAACATATTTGTAAAAATAAATAAAAGTTTTGGTAGTTCGGAATTAAAGCTTATCTTTGTATACACAAAAACGATAAGACTATGACAACTACAAACACCATCATCAAAGTAACAGAAGGAACATTAGCTGGAGATGTATTCTACGGCACTTTCAACACTACAGTAAAAAACAAAAGAGTTTCTGTAATGGTTTCTAACCACATCAAAGACCAAGACAAAGACTACGAATTCCGTATTGCAAATAAATGTCAAGCGGGGTTCATCAATATCCACGATACTAAAGGAACTGCATCTGAAGTTATCAGAGGATACGGAAAAAATTCTTTAGTTAACATCCAAGTAAAAAATGAGTACGGTCATTGGATGAATGTTTACACAACTAAAAGTGGTAAATGGTACTCAATTGACAAAGGGTTTTTGAATGTGTTAACCGTAGGAACAATGAGAGAATCATTCCCTGACATGTGTGACATGGAATTATGGGGTAGAATGGGAGCTAAAACTTGGGCGGATAAAGCATTCGCCCAAAATTAATAAATAAGATTATGGATATGCAACAATGGTGTATTGAACAACACCGAAAAACAAATCATATGTACGATACCTATCTTCCATATGAGATACACTTACGAATGGTTAATGAAGTTGGTAAAGAGTTCAAACATCTTTTGGATGGTACTTTGGACTATTTTACGGGAGAGCCGTTTCGTGGTCCATTACAAGACCAAATTACTTTAAGAGCTGCTTGTATGAGAGCCATTTGGGGTCATGACCTTATAGAGGACTGTAGAGTGTCTTACAATGATGTTATGAACCAAATTGGACAGGAAGCTGCAGATATTGTCTTTGCGGTGACTAACGACAAAGGTAAGAACCGTAAAGAAAGAGCGGGAGACAAATATTACGAAGGTATTAGAAACACATCAGGTGCGGTGTTCGTCAAACTTTGTGACCGTATTGCAAATGTGCAGTATTCAAAGATGACTAAATCTCGTATGTTTGAGATGTATAAAAATGAGAATGATAATTTCATCGTTCAGTTAGGATGGGATAGAAAAGAGAATCACCCATATGGTGAAATGTTTAGATATTTGAATAATTTATTTAAAGACTAAAAATATGAAAGGAATATTAGAGTTTGATTTGAACGAGCCTGATGATGTAACAGCTCACAAAAGATGTGTTAAGGCTTTGGATTTATCATTGGCACTTTGGGATATTGACCAATATCTTAGAAGTGAGTCCAAGTATAAAGATAATGAAATGGCTCAAGAAATTAGAGAAAAAGTATCCGAAATAATGGGTGAATACGGATTAGCCTTTGACGATTTAATTCAATAGTAGAGTATGATGTATATTGTAGTGTTTTTTATCGGATTTGTGTTTGGAGCGGTAAGAGAGAGAGTCTTTGGAGACTTAAAAAAAGGTGGAAAAAAATAAAAATAAATTAGGAGTAGTTTAGAAAAAAGATTATCTTTGTATTCACAAAAACGATAAGACTATGACACAGACTACTACTACATCAGACAAAGTTAAAAATTACAAAGGTACTAATTCATTCATTGTTAAAATGAACGATGTTATTACAAAGTACGGTGGTTTAACACCAAACCAAGACGCGGCGGTTGTTAGGATTCTTGAAAAAGAAGCGAACGAAAGAACAATCCAAGTGAATTGGCCAACGCCAGGTGAAACTGTAATTATTGGTCGTAGAATTGGTCAACAATTGAAAGAGACCTACGGATTGGAATTTAACCCAACTTTAATTGACATCACCCGTTTATTAGGTGTTGGACCAAGAGAAGTCAAATTCGCAGGAAAAATGACAATTAAAAGAGGTAAAATTTGTACTTCTTGTATGAGAGACTTGACTGATGAGTTTTCAATGTTAACAGGTATGGGTAAGACTTGTGCTAAACACATGAAAGTAGAGTATATCAAAGATGCGTCTGAAGCTACTCGTTTTCGTGAGGATTACCTAAAAAGAGTTGAGGAGATTGGAGTGATGGAATTTACCATCCCAAAAAGTCAAATCAAAAAATGGGAAGGTATGACTGAAGCCATTGTGAGAACAATGTAATTCAAAAGGGGAGTTTAACTCCCCTTTTTTTAGATTAATAATTTTAACTTTAATAAACAGATGACAAAAATTTCACCATATTTGAAAGAAAATAAAATGATTGATGAAATAATAGAAAACTTTGATTTTTTCAAATGTTATGGGGTCATGAAGGTTCTTAATTGGCAATGGAGAGGTGATGGAGTACCAACTATAGAGATGTTAAAAAGTTCTGCGGTTAATAGACTTAGGAGTGCAATAGATGGTGTTAAAGATAAGGAAAATAAAGTTGCTGCTGATTGTGAGTATCACAGTTCAAGTGGAGGACTTAAAGCAACGGCATGGAAAAATCGTTACGGTCATATTGAAGGTGTTAGGTTGGAATTTGTGTTAACTGAATGGGATTCTGATGGGGATGATTAAATAATATTTGACAAATACAATTTATTGTTTTATTATTGAATAGTAAGTTAGAAAATTCAATGGGGAAATTATTACCTGTACCATATCCAGGACAATCAATAGAGGATTACAGAGAACAATTGGTTAATTTCCAAAAGAACTATTGGAGTTTTTTAAAACCGTCCAAAGGAGGAAGTAAATTGATACCACTACCACCATTAAATTTAATAAAAAAAACAAAAGAAATGAGTTCAAGAAAATTAAGCGAACACGTTGAAGAAGAATTATTCAACAAAGAAAAAAGAAACACACCTAAAATTGTAAAAGATTCTAAAGATTTTTTATCAGAAGAATCAAAAACAAAAATAGTTAAAAACATCACTGAGAATGGTGAGTATTCTGCTCCTGTTAAAAAGAAAAAACCATACTATAAAAAGAGATACAATAAACCAAAACCTGTTGAGGTGATTGAAGAGCCGGTTAAATCAAACGATTCGATTAAGGCATTTACAATTGGATTAATTTTAGGAGTAGTTGCGACTTTTATAGTTATTAATTTAATAAATTAAAAAATAAAATATGAATATTAAAAAGGCGTTAAAAGAGAAAAACCGATTGGTTAAAGAGATTTTAGATTTACACACTAGAGTGGCAACATACAACTCGGTTGAGGTTGGTAATGTTAGACCATATTCGGCAAAAGAATCAATGGAATTACTTAATCAAAAGAGTAATGAGTTAGTGGAACTTAAAACAAACATCCACAGAGCAAATGGTCCAGTGTATCAACACATTTTTAGATTGTCGGAATTGAAGTCTATGATTGCGAGAATTAAAAACTTGGATTGTAATGAGGGGATTGTTCAAGATTACTACTCAAGAAATCGTGAGACACCTGCGGTGAAAGAGACGGAAATCTCAATTGTTGAAAGAGACGAGATGGTTAAACATATGGAAGGACAAATTGAAGAAATTCAAGATATTTTGGATTACCATAACCAAATCACCGAAATATAATATGAGTGGTGATGTGGAGTTTGACGAATGTGATTTTTGTCATATAGAAAAACCGATTGAGAGAACTTATCTAAGACCAACCAAATATGTTAAGCCGGAAAACCCTGAGGAATATTTGAAGTTGTATAACGAAGGTGGATATTTCATCATTGTTAGAACTTGTTTCGAGTGTGGGGTTCCTAAAGTATAGTTCGGCGTTCGGGAGGAATATAATGTAATGTATATGGACTATTCCGTATTACCTACAAACTATTAACAGAGTCCTCGACGTTTTGATGATGATAAAGTACTCAAACCTCAACACTCAGCAGTTCAAAATTAATTTGTCAAAACTTAAAACTCTTTTTGATTTACTTATTGAACTTCCAACCTGACTATAGAAACCCTCGAGAAATCGGGGGTTTTGTTATATTTATAAATAATGAAAGTATCCATAAAAAAAACAGATAAGTCTTTAGATGAAAAAAGTACTTCTACCATAAAGAAGTTTCTTAATTTTTTACAGAACAAATTATCATTAACTGATGATGTCAAATTTGTCTTTGTTGATAAGCGTAATAATGGCATGACTACAGGTGTTAGATTACCTAATCATACCATTCATGTATTATCCAAAGGAAGACTATTAATTGACATCTTAAGGACTATCTCACATGAATGGGTACATGAGTACCAACATCAAAAGATGGGGTATAAAGATACCGATAAAATCCAAGATATCGGTGGTCCTGAAGAGAATATGTCTAATGTATTGTCAGGTATATTCATGAAACAATTTCAAAAGACATATCCTGATTTAAATAAAGTTGTTTACAATGAATCTATTTTATCAAAGTCCAATGGAACAAAAGGGTTTCTAAAATTAATGAAAGAAAATCCTGATGTCATGAATGAATTAGGGTTTAAAAACTTTGATAGATTAGAGGACTATGTTATCACAGGTACTAATGAAGAGTTTTTAGAACTTAAAAATGAATTAAACGAGATTCATAAGAAAAAAGATAAGTACATTGACGGTGAGATGGATGAGATTGAAAGAGCAGTACAAGACTTAAGTAGAGATGGTGATATTGAGACTACAGTTAAAGATGTTGTATCTGCATTTACTAAAGCCAAAAAAGTTGATTTAACAAAAGATATATGGTCTAAACTTGAGAACACCGAATCTAATAAGTTTAAAAAAGGTGATATCAAAAAAGTTAATGCTCTTGCATTAAAATACAATAAAACATCACCATTAAAACTTAAAAAGGCACTTCTTAGTGGTGATTACGACTCTCCTATGATATTACAGTTTGGGGATAGGTATCATTTAGTGGCCGGTAACACAAGACTTTCAACAGCAGCGGCTTTAGGGATTACTCCAAAAGTTCTAATCGGTAAAATTTAATCCTGTTAACATTTTACAATGTGATTTATTCTATCTATTTTTATAAAAAAAAAGATGGAAAAAATAAAAAAGTTTTTTGAGTTTAGTGGAACAATTTCTGGGTTAAATTATTTCCTTAGAATATTATTAGCATCAGTTATCGCTTACTTGGGCGGATTTACTTTGGGTTACGGTATAGGTACAAATAACATGGGTTTATTAACTTTAGGTTTGGTGATTTTGGCTCCAACATTTTGGTTTAACTTCACAACCATCTATAAAAGATGTAACGCTTTGTTTGGAGAAAACGCAACTGTTTATACTATAAGTCTAATCACATTACAGGTATTAAATCAATTTGTTGAGAAAGAAACGGTTGGTAAAGTTGGTGGTTTAGTTTTATTAATAATTGGATGTATATTAATCTTCAAAAATTCAAAAATAGAATCTCACAATGGATAATAAGGTTAAAAGAGGTATAACTGCTAGTACATTTGATTTATTACACGCAGGTCATATCTTAATGTTGAAAGAGGCAAAATCGGTTTGTGATTATCTTATTGTTGCGTTACAGGTTGACCCAACAATTGATAGACCAACTAAAAACCAACCAGTTCAATCGTTTTATGAAAGATGGGTTCAGTTATCTTCGGTGAAATATGTGGATGAGGTAATACCTTATAGTAGTGAGAGTGAATTACTGACTATCTTACAGAATTACAATATTGATATTAGAATATTAGGTGATGAATATGAACATAAAATCTTTACGGGTAGGGAATTACATATGGAATACCATTATAATAAAAGAACTCACGGGTATAGTTCAACAGAGTTGAGAGAAAGAATTAAAAATGTTTAGGATTACCAATTAAAATCTTTTCTAATATTATTGGTGTCAAACTGTATACTAATTGGTAGACCTGTTGATTTCATTAACATTTGTTTAATATCCTCAATAACATTATCATAAGACTTATATTTCATAAAATCATATTCAATTATAAGATGTAATATGATTGATGTTGTTTTTGTGGAATCATTGTAAGGGTGATGGTTAGAAGTGGCATACTCAAAGTTAACAACTCTAATATTTTCAATTGTTGAAACTTCATCACAAGAATCAAATGAGATATCGTTTGGATAATTATCAGCATTATATTCGTCGCAATGTTTTTTAATATATTCTAACTTACCATTAATTAAGTCTTGGAATATTTCCATTTTATTGGATTTATTCTCCAATAATCTATCATATTGTGATTCTTTTATAATGTATTTCATGATTAATCTATCGTTATTGTTTTAACAGGTAATC